GTATCCGCTGCACGGCGTACTGAAATTTTTCGTAACTTCCAGACTAAACCTGATCCTCGCGTACTAATCATTCAGCCGCAAGCCGCAGCACATGGTGTGACGTTAACCGCTGCTGATACGATTGTGTGGTGGGGGCCGACACCTAGTCTTGAAACTTATGCCCAAGCTAACGCACGGGCGCATCGAGCAGGGCAGAAGCACCCCGTTACTGTAGTGCGGTTACAGGGGTCAAATGCGGAGAAACATCTCTATAAGATGTTAGATACAAAGATTGATAACCATGAAAAATTAGTTGATCTTTACAAGGATTTACTTGACTAAGATAAACTTTAATAGTAGAGTTTTACACACGTAGCAAGAAAACCATTAGGTACTGCTACCTTACTTAAGGAGAATGACATGTCAGATGAAACATCCGATAAGGGAGATATTTCCCTTGAAAAACTCACCCGCATCTATATCAAGATGCGCGACAAGAAAGCCGAAATTGCCGCCGACCTAGAATCGAAGATCGAAAAGATTGAAGATTCTATGAAGATGGTGAAGGGCGCGATTCTTGACCATATGAAATCCATGAACGCTACGAGTATAAAGACTGCGTCAGGTACGCTCATTCGTACTACACGTACTACCTATACCACTAACGATTGGGAATCTATGGGCAAGTTCATTCTTGAACATCAAGCACCGGAGTTGCTAGAGAAACGTATTCACCAAGGCAACATGAAGCAGTTCTTAGAAGAACATCCTGATGTACTGCCCCCCGGTCTCAATGCTAACAGTGAGTATTCTGTAACCGTTAGAAGGAGTAAAGATGTCTGAAGAACCTTTCGTACCACTGGAAAGCGTAGCAAAACATTTTGCTGTGTCTATTTCAACCGTGCGTATGTGGATTCGGCAGAGCATTGTTCCGTCACTCAAAGTTGGCGGTGTATATCGTTTTAAGTTGAGTGAAGTAGAACACGCCCTGCGGAAGATACATGGCGAAGAAGTACTTACTGAACCCCCTGTTGGGGCAGGTGTTCAGCTTGAGTTAAATTTTAGCCCCGATGAAGATATTTAAGGAGAATGTATGAGTACCGATTTGGCTTTGTTTAAAGGTGGTTTACCCTCATTTCTTAAGGGTGCTACTGATAGCGTTACTGCTGCACTAGCAGGAAGTAGCAGTAATGGGTCACGCCGTATTAGCATCAAGGGCGGTGTGTTCCGTGAGATCGTAGGTGGCGAAGAGTATCGCGTATCAGAAGAACGTGCTATGAACGTCATCATCATTAACGCAGCACCGAAAGTATCCCGTACTTACTACAGCGGTACGTATGTAGAAGGTGCAACGGTAGCACCCACATGTTGGTCTGCTGACGGGCAAAAACCTGATGAGGCTGTTAAGAGTAAGCAGAGTGATACTTGCTTGAAGTGTTCACAAAACATCAAGGGTAGCGGTCAAGGCGATAGCCGTGCTTGCCGTTTCTCTCAACGTCTTGCCGTGTTGATTGAAGGTGAAGTTGAGAAAGAGCAGGTGTATCAGTTAACTCTCCCTGCTACGTCTATCTTTGGTAACGATGATCCTAAGAAGATGCCCTTGCAAGCCTATGCAAGTTATCTGGCAAACAATCAGGCACCTATCTTTGGCGTAGTAACTGAGATGCGTTTTGATACTGCAAGCCCTACGCCCAAGTTGACCTTTAAAGCATTGAGACCAGTTACCGAGGAAGAGTACGAAGTTATTCAGCGTTTGATGGATTCACCTGATGCGAAAGCTGCAATCACAATGACTGTTGCTCAAACTGACGGTGTGCAATCAAAAGAAGAGTTGCAGGAAGAGTTTGCACCTGCTCCTAAATCTACTGGCGTAAAGGCCATTGAAAACAAACCGGTAGAAGAAGAACCTATTGCAGAACCTAAGAAAGCCGTGACCAAGAAAGCCCCTGCGGTGAGCGAACCCAAGTTAGAAGAGTTGGTTAGTGACTGGGATGATGCTTAAATAGCTTTTGGGGGAACGCAGATAATAGTCGGCTCGGCGACTTTAAATAGCCTGTAGAGTGTCTCCTTGGTTGGAAAAAGTCTGCTAGTACCCCACCTCTTATATTGGGTGGTCAATGGATAACATAGATTTCCTGCGGCAAGTCCTTGGCGACGAAGGATACTACTGCATATTAGGAATAACAAAAAAGTCGGACAAACCAATACAAAAGTTCTTTCATAAACTAGAAGATGCAGTAGCAGTAGCGAAGAATCTAGCAGATGAGGGGATTGATGCGTATTACGGGTTGGCTACATTTATTGATGGTAAGTCACGTAAAAAACCTAACGTTAAGCAGCTTAAATCATTATTCGTTGATATAGACTGCGGCGAGAAAAAACCATATGAAAATCAAGTAGAAGGTTTCACTGCTCTTAAGAAGTTTTGTAAATCCACAGGTATGCCAAGACCCACCATCATTAATTCTGGTGGGGGGTTGCACGCGTATTGGGTTTTTACTGAAGCTATCCCACGTACTGAATGGATGCCACTGGCTGACAAGTTTAAGTACATGTGCGATGTGCATGATTTTCATGTTGATCCTGCGGTAACAGCGGATTCTGTACGTGTATTACGTGTACCGGGGGCGTTTAACTTTAAGTTTGATACACCACGGGTTGTTGAGTTGTTTAGAGACCCTGCACCGATGTACACGGTGGAGGACCTAAAAAAGATTATTGGTGAGCCTATAGTGCGGAAGTCGTATATTCCTCGCGGCGAACTGGATGAAGTCACTAAAAATATCTTAGGCAATTACGCTAATAGATTTAAGACCATTCTGCTTAAGACTTCAAAAGGTGAAGGTTGTCAGCAGCTTGGGGATATTTATGAAAACCAAGCCACTATGCCGGAACCAAGGTGGAGGGCGGGTTTATCTGTCGCTAAGTTTTGTGTTGATGCAGATATAGCGATAAAGAAGTTATCAGAAAAACATCCTGAGTATACCGAGGAACGGACAGAGGCTAAGGTACAACAGATTAAAGGATTCTATAGTTGCGAGAAGTTTGAAGAGCTAAACCCCGGAGGTTGCAGTGGGTGTCCTAACAAAGGAAATATAAAGTACCCGATTGTACTAGGACGTGAAGTACTTGAGGCCACCGAAGAAGATAACATTGTTGAGGATGTACCAGAAATTAATCAAGGTAATACACAGGTATATGTTATACCGAAATACCCCGAGCCATATTTTCGCGGCAAGATTGGGGGTATATATAAACGTATGTTTAAAGCAGGGGAAGAGGAAGAAGAAAGCACCAAGGAAGTGATGATCTATCAACATGATATGTATGTCACACGACGGCTGCTAGACGCTGAATCCGGTGAAGCAGTTGTGGTGCGGTTGCATCTACCTAAAGATGGAATAAGAGAATTTACAATACCATTGACCGCTATTACATCTAAAGAAGAAATACGTAAAGAGATGTCTAAGCGTGGCGTAGCGATGGCTAAAGTTGATGAGTTGATGTACTACATGACGACATGGGTTCACGCCATGCAATTTACAGGAAGAGCAGATATGGCACGCAGACAGTTTGGTTGGGTCGATGACAAGTTCGACGCATTTGTATTAGGCAACAGGGAGATAGGCGCAGACCGCGTAGACTATAACCCACCTTCTTCAGCAACATCACAGTTGATGCCCGCGTTTGAACCTAAAGGCGATTTAGAAACGTGGAAAGAAGCTATGGAATTTTACAATCGCCCCGACATGGCGTTGCATCAGTTTATGATCGGTGCATGTTTCGGTGCGCTTTTTACTAAGTTTACCCCTATTAACGGGGCGATCTTGCATGTGTACAGCACCGACTCCGGTATTGGTAAGTCAACAGCATACGAAGCCGGAATGAGTATGTGGGGCGATCCTAAAAAACTTATTCTTAGGGATGAGGATACTAAAAATTCTAAGTTTAACCGCGCAGAGATATTTTGCAATATTGCCGCAGTAATAGATGAATTAACTAACGCAGAGCCTAGAGTATGCAGTGAATATGCGTATGGATTTACAGGTGGGTTGCAACGTAACCGGATGTCAGGTTCGTCAAACTTAGAGCGTCATCGCGGTAATCCGTGGCATACGTTGGCACTTACTAATGGTAATACGTCCATGATTCAGAAAATGAGTACGTATAAAGCTACTCCTAAAGGTGAGGCGATGCGGGTGCTAGAGTTCTGCGCTAAACCTGTGGAAGGCTTAGATAAACAAATAACAGACGTATTGAGTGCAAAGATACAGAATAATTATGGGCACGCTGCGCTTCCGTATCTACAGTTCATCATGCAAGACATAGAAGGTGTCAAAGCTTTGTTTAAGACAATTCAGAAAAAGCTAGACGAACGATGCGGATTTGGTCCGGCAGACCGATTTCATTCTGTGATCTTAGCTGATTCCATTACTGGGTTGACGATTGCTAAACGAGTAGGGCTGATTAACTTTGATATTAAAGCAGTTGTTGAGTGGGTTGTTGCAGCAGTAAAAGATGTTAAGCAAAACTTTAACTCTATGGATACTGACGCGGAAACTACTCTGACTAATTTTATTGCTGAGAACTATAACAATATCTTGAATATAAACAGCACTGATGATGCTCGTAGCAGTAAAGACGTACTAGATCACATCATGATCCCCAACACCACTCCACGGTTTCAGTATGTGGCACGGTACGAATGCGACATACACATGTTCTATATTATGATGCCGCCCCTTAAAGCGTGGTGCGTTAAGAAGCAGATTAACTATGATGGGTTAATTGAATCGTTAAAAAAGGGGCGCACTCAAGCCAAGATAGCTAAGAAACGTATGGGCAAAGGCACGAAGATGAGTTTCCCTTCGGTTGATGTGTTATGGGTTAATGGTAAGGATTTCCATGAAGACATTGCAACAAAAGCCGTCCATCAAGCAGCGTTGGAAGGCGTTGCAGACGAATCGGCTATGCCCTGACGGGGTAGTAATAGAAGTAAACTGGGACGCGCTTGAGGTAGGGATGTCCGTATTCATCCCTGCTATTAACTTGGTAACTTTAGAAAACCAAGTGCAAACTTTAGCTAAGAAGCTTTCTATGGAGCTTACAGGACGCGAACGAATAGAAAACGGAAAGCTAGGGATACGCTATTGGCGTGTCATGTAGACGCATACTGTATCATAGTGAAGCATAGTAGATCACCGTGGAGAATTGTGTTATAGTCCCCCTGCAACTAGTCATTCTCCTTTGTTGCGTTGTATCTCCTCCTGCATTACTTTAAGCCCCCACCTCCGGGGGCTTTTTTTATGAAGCCTCGTCCGCTAACTGTTGAGCATATCCACGATTTCTCTTGGTAGTCTCAATTCCTCCTACCACACTGCTTTCACGTTTACGTTGCGCCCTGACCGCGTTAGTTAACGTACTTAGAGGCTGTCTGGTAAACTTGTTAGCTGCACGTTGATTTTGTAACTGAAGGAATTCTTGTTGAATTTTCTGGGCACTTTCAGCGTCATTTTCTTTCATAGCTTTAAGATAGCCATGTACTAAACTCTTTTCCGTGTTGTTAAAATACTGTTCTGTTTTGTACTGCTGTTCAGAACGGTAAGCACGTTCGGTAATCTTAGTAGTGGGCAACCCTACAGACTGCATCAGCGCATCATAATACGTGATCTCATCTGGGGACATTAACAAGTCGCCGTTCTTATTAGTAATTCCGTCAGCCTTGAACCTATATGCTTTCATTAGGTTGCCGCCACCTGTGGGCATAAACTTCTCAAGACCTTTGTAGTAATCCCCCTGTGCCATCATCCCAACACCATCAGACATATTAGGCATCATGCCGCCAAGGAATGGGCCGGATAAACCAACAAGTGCTTTTTCGTATCCTGATTTTGAAGTTAAATCCATTTCGGTATAGGGGGCGATAGACATTACGTTGCCCATGCCTAGCTTGCCAGATACATCCACACCCATAGCAGCGGGAATACCTTTAGTTAACAGCACCGCCGAAGACCCTAAGTGTTCACGCAACCATGCTTCAAAGTCTTTAGGTTGATTTTCGTCATCACCGAATACACCGTTAATGATTCCATACGCCATAGATGCTACAGCCCAGTATGGCAATCCTTTCATACCACCTAAAGCCATCGTATGCCCGATCAAGTATAGAGCTTCTTTACGCCCCATCGCACGCACCTCGGGGGATTCGCCCTTAAATGCGTTGTGCAACTGTTTAGCTAACATGGTTAGCTGAATGATCTGGAATCTACGGAACTGAGTAATACTACGTGCAACGGGACCAGTATTGAATAATCGTGGGGTATTAAACCCATCATATGCACCATGCGTGGTATACACCGATTCATACGCGGTTGCGGCTTCACGACCTTTATACTTAGCATCTTTACTTGCTAGTCTATACGTAGCAAGTGCAGTAGTAGCACGGTTTAACACTTCAACTTTATTGATTGCGCTACGTAGCGCGTTGGTAGTCTTGGTATAAGGAGTAAACAATCCTTGGTCAGTTCTAAATCTACCCATAGACTGCTCAATACCGATGTCTAATATCCCGCTTTTAACTAACCCTTCTAGCATTTTTCTTTCTTCAGCCGTAACTGTATCAGGCAGATTTTTAAGATCAATGTTGTCGTTAATTCCGGTTTTATTTAATAGGCGAATAACTTCCCCATATGCTTTAGTAAGCTCATTCGCGCTCTTAAAGTAATCGAATCTAGCCCCCATCCAAGGCAACGAAAACATATACGTCTGTGTAGCTTGTTGCAGATAAAAGCCGGGGCTAAATGTTAAGAACCAATCTCCTGTCATACGATTAGCGGTATCTAGGAAACTTGGCGTGCGAATCTGCATTGACTGTGCTTCACGGGCTAATAGCTCGTTAAGATAGGGGTATGCTTCTGCACGACTACCTTTAGTACGATTACCGTTTGCATCAAGGAAGCCTTCTTTAGCTTCTTTTTGCATATTAGATATAGCGTTAAAAATATTGCCATTGTGTTTTAAATTAGCAATAAACCGCGCATCCGCCATACCTTGAGTAAAGAACGCACGCATCATGTCTTGGTTGTAGCCCGCAATTTTACGACGGGTCATTTCAGATTTACGTGCGCTAGATTCTGCCAAAGATGTTAAGTACAGTTGTTGTACTAAGTTTTCCATCTCGTTAATCATGGCGTTTCTATTTTCGTCTATACCTTCTTCACGACTAGCCGATATTTTGCGTCTTAGAGTTTCAAATGCGGTATGTAACTCAGGGCCGCCATAAAGTTTTTCGCGTGCCTCTGAGCGTTTAAACGGCTCTTCAATCATAAACGTACCGAGTTTAGCTAACTCATCTTTAATACCTTGGGCTTCACCCATCGTATCTGCAAACTCGACTACGTAATGGCGGGGGTCACTGCTAAGTCTATTTACTTCTTTACGATCAAGATTTTTCTCAGCTTCAAAAAACTCTCTTGACTTAGCAATAACAATGTAATTACCAAAACGTTTAAATGGTGCGTAGGGAGTGTTATCGTCTAAGTTTAGCAACGACCCAAACTTTTTACGTATAGCATCTTTTTGCTTTTCAATCTTTTCAAGGTCGAATTCGGATTCCGCTGCTTTTACTTCATCGGCAAATGCAAAATCAATATGCGCATCAATAGCGGCTTTCTTTTGTCTTAACGCTTCTCTACCATGTTGGAACACAGCACGAATAATACCCTGTGCCTGAGGCATTGCATCGAACCGTGCTTTTAATTCGGGGTCTACTATTTGCCCCTCAATACCGGGGTTAAAGCCCCATTTACCCTCAAAGGTAGAATCACCTATAAATTTGTTTATTGCTTCTTTTATACCTTTAGACAGCTTTTCAAACTGCGGAATAATATGTTGAATAGATTCTTCAAACTCACGTATTTCGGCAGTTTTATCTTGTCCAAACCTTACATAGTCGGCTACTGATGGCATAAACTTTCTAGCCTTTTCTGCTATGTCCCCAGTCATCATCACGCCTAATACAGTACCTTTTATGTTAAACAAAGCGGACTGTATGGCACGGGAGATAGGTTGTATGTAGGACGGCTGCTTGTTTATGTTTGATGGTGCAGTAATGCGGAACTCGTCCACATCTTTGTTTAATGGTTCGCCTTCAGAGAACCGTACATCTGCTCCTTTAGCATTAATGTCAGTAGCGACACGGTGAATGTTCTTGTCGTTAAATATTACATAGTTATGTGTTGCATTTGCTAAATCATTTTCAAAACGGCTAGGGTGATCTAAAAATCTATTTCCCTTAATGCCTATAGAATCTAAGTATTCCGAAGTTGCACGATTAGAATGCACGCGGTCATTGGCTTCTGGGATAAGCCCTTCTTCGATACCTTTTTTAATTACATATTGAATTTCTTTGCCAGTTAATTCATCACGGCTTTTATTTAGCTCATACAAAAAATCATCTAGGGTTGAAGATAGTTGGTGTTCCCCAACTACATCTAGCTTATCTAATACTTTATTTATACGTTTTTGCACGTATGGGTTTTGTTGGCTTAAAAGTTTATCTAAATCAAGGAACTCATGCTCACGCACATCGTGAGTGACCCGCATAAGTTTGCCTGTAACATCAGGAGCAGATAGCTCTGATATTCGTTTTAGTGCTTGTCTAACATCAGCAGCGTTTGCGTCTTTTCCTATTTCTGGGTATCTGCCGTTATACGCCGCAATATTTCTTGCCCCACTAATAACCATTGATAGATATTCTTCAAGGTCTATACCAGCAACGTTTGGGGCATTGCCTAAAATATCCTTTACATTTAAAAATAAATCCGCTATAGGCTGTCTTAGTGCTATATAGTCTACTAGCTCATCTACTTTACCTTCTAATAATTTATTAAACTGCGTAGCGGCGTCTTTAGTTTTAGGGTCCCGCAAAGTTTTTACAAATTCTTCCTCACGCAAAGACATATATGCTGGCATAGACTTACGAGAAACATCTTGTTTCATGTAATTTTTGCCGATACCGTACCGTTGCGCAAGATATGTACCCCAACCAAATGCCTGTGCGCCTTCGCCAGTACCCATGTATTCATGGTTAAACTTACGGAACTCTGCGGCTGTACCGTGGTAGCGACCTTCTAATTCTAGGTGCGCGGCACCGTAAGCTAGATCAACTATATGTTGCGCATTTAGTCTGTCGGATTTAATTCCAAGCTTACGCAACGCCGATTTCAACCCGGCAAGCATACGTCGGAACCAAATAGAAAGTGGCCCACCCTTAAGTGCATTAGGCTCTACTCCTTCTTTCACCGCTTCTTCTACAAAGTAGGCAAGTTTTTCTTCTGACGCATCAGCAGAGGTAGAGCGTTCAGCACGTTCTTTAGCGCGTTTCGCAATACGAGATTCAATAGATCCGTCGTCTTTTGCAGCCCACTCATCAATCTTGTTAGTCAGCCACTTCATATTTTCTTTGCCGACTAATTTTTCCATACCTACGTGAACGCCAATTTCATGCAGTAGTATGGGTAGTTCGTTCCCCTTGCCGATATTACTGGCAATAAGATGCACCTTACCGTCTTTAGTAAATGCTTTTACAGTGCCCGGTTTTTTCCCAGTAAGAACATCAGGATGCGCAGCAAGTGCCTCTGCTTCATTTTCATAAACTTTTACTAATCTACGGCTTGCTTTAGGTGCTTGAAACGCATCGTCTAGCGCTTTATGTACATCTTCTTTACTAGAACGCTCTACTGGAATTTCCCCGGGGCGCCCTTCAGAAAATATACCTCCGGGTTCTTTACTTTCTTTAACTTGTGTTTCTGGTTCGACCTTAGCACCTGTTTCTCTTTCGATTGCAGCTAGAGCTTCCGCATCTACTTTATACTGGGCTTTAGTAGCAGGGGTTCTACCACGCGTTTCTGGGTCTATAACACGTTGATGGAAATCATTTATAGCAGCTTGATTAATAGCTGAGATAATGTCATCTGCTTTGTGTGGTTGTTGCTTAAGTGCTTCAAATACTTGAGCTTGTTCCGGCCCCATCTTTTTAATGAGGTTTTCAGTCATAGCTTGTTGCGCATCTAGCACGCGCTTTTCAACAGGTATTTCGGGTTGATTGCGCCCAACTAGCTTGTCAAAGTAATCTTTAAGTAGCGCTGCATAAACTAAGCCTTGATGGGAATCATCCCCCGCATAACTTTTACTTTCTAACTCTTTTGTGTTAACACCTAAACTATCTAAAGCATTAAATCGCAAAGAGTTAAGCACCTCATTTGCATGAGTTGATACGCCCATTAAATTTTGAAAGTGATCTGCTATACCTTGTTCTAATGGACTAAGCTGCTTTGCTTCTCCTGCTCCAGACTTAGCAGTAGATTCTGTAGATGCTGCCACTCCTCCTGCTTCAGGTGCTGTAGTTCCTGCGGCGGTTCCACTTGGCTTGGGTTCACCAGAAACAGGAACGCTTGCTCCAGTTGTTTCAGTGATAGGTGCATTTCCAGATGTTCCATCTTCGGCTCCTTGTAGCGCAGCTTTTTTCTGTTCAATTAAAGCTTCAAGTTTATTTTTAACATCATCAGAAAATGCTTCATTAGCTTTTACTTGCCCTAACGTAGTTTCCATAGCGGAAAGATGTTTACTGTTAGCCGCGTCTTTATTTCGCAATCGTCTAAACGGTGCTTGACTAACTTTTAAACCAACGTCTTTAAGTTCTTCTGGTGTAATTACTGTACTAACAGAAGCAGGGGGAGTAACAGAAG